TAATGTACACGATTCAATCAAGGAGTTAAAAACATATACCCTTGAGGATGTTCCAGAACATATAGTTGGTAAGGTATCTGTCTTATCAATGGTTAGTCCTAAGACATTTGTTGATGACGTGGGGTACAGAGATGATGCAGGTTGTTTCTACATTACACAATGACTTGTTATCTTGTGACAAGGTATATCGTGTACAGATACCATTAGATAGAAAATACATAACTGTGATATGTATAGGTATAGAATGTATTGACAAGGAATTAAAGAACTGCTACCATTCGATTAATGACTTACCAAATTGGTTGCAGGGCAAGATAGCCGTGCTTATGCTCTGCGACCTTAACGAGGAAATAAAGGGAGTTGGTCGGAGAGTGCGCGAGGATTTATTCTACATATTTGGTTAGTGCTTAACTAACCGTTTGACCCACTTGGCTTCGGCTGAGTGGGTTTGATGCCAGTTCCAACGCTTTTCAGGGAGAAGTGATGAAAACAGAAGCTTTACCAAACGATTTGATCTTCTTTCTTGAAGAGATGGGAATAGTTGATGACATAGAAATACAAGATGATACAATAAAAAGTGTTAGTCAGACACTAACCAAATGTGAAGTTTGGATACCAAAACATCAAGGAGAGGAGATACCATTTTGAAACCAGAAGCCAAAGTTAAACGTGCAGTAACAAGTTATCTCAAGAACATGGGCGCATACTATTTTTACCCTGTTACAGGTGGGTATGGAGCAAGTGGCGTACCAGATATCATAGTTTGTTACGAGGGCAAGTTTATAGCTATAGAATGCAAAGCAGGTAGCAATAAGCCTACTGCACTACAAAACAAGAATATAGAAAACATAAGAAACTGTGGTGGTCTAGCCTTGGTTATAAATGAAGATAATATGCATACCGTGGTAGACGAGATTATTAAGTTTACTGCAAAGGTTGAGAGTACAAATATAGATATGGAAAATATTTATAAGATGATGCAATAGAGTTGTCTGGTCGGTGGTTTTTTTAGTTAGTTTGTCACCACCGAGGAGGGCAAGCAGTGAGTGTCCTTCGCATTACAAGAACCACTGCAACAAGAGGTTAGGGTTAAGTGGTTATCATACTACACCTCCCCCTAGTGATCTTGTCGAGTAAGGTACGTAAAATCTAGCCCCCTTAACTCAGAGGGGGCGAACTAAAAGAGGAGAACTAAATGAGTATAGCTGATGAATTTAAATTAAAGAAAATACCAAGAGCCTACTATGCACCTAATAAACGTACACTAGTTAACACAAACACTGGTGAGATTCAGGTACAAAAAAAGGTAGCGAAGATTGGATTAAAACCCTTACGTCTTGTTAGCAAAGAACGTGAGCGTTCAAAAAAAGAAAAAGTTAAGAAGATCGGTGTACGTAAAGAGAAAGCAGACTTCTTTACTAAAACTAGAGAGGATATGCTTACTTGGACTTTACGAGAGCTACTAGAATATCTAGAAACGAGTAACCCAACTAGGTCTGCTACAGTTTCTAACATTATGACAGATATCATCAAAGGTATGTACAATGACCAGAGATGACATATTAAAAGAAGCAATGCGCCTAATCAATGGCGATAGGGCAAAAGATTATGGTGATGCTTACATGAATCATGAACGTATTGCCAAGCTATGGAGCGTAGTCCTAGACAAAAAAGTTACAGTAAAAGATGTCATGATGTGTATGTTATGTGTGAAGATAGCTCGTTTGATACACGCAGATAAGACTGATAACTGGATAGATATATGTGGATACGCAGGGTTGGGAGGAGAGTTGAGTGGTTTAAATGGAGAGGGTAAATGAATTTAATTACCCTAGACTTTGAAACATATTATGACAAAGACTACTCTCTTAAGAAAGTAACTACTGAAGAATACATACGTAGTCCAGACTTTGAAGTCATAGGTGTAGGTATAAAGTTAAATGATAGAGAAACTGAGTGGGCAAGTGGTACACATGAACAAGTTAAGGAGTATTTACTTACCTTTCCCTGGAGTACCAGTGTCCTCAATGCACATAACACTATGTTCGATGGTGCTATTCTTAATTGGATATTTGATATAAAACCAAAATTGTTTGCAGATACTTTATGCATGGCAAGAGGTATACATGGTGTAGACAAGAGTGCGAGCCTAGATGCCTTAGCCAAAAGATATAACATAGGTGTTAAAGGTAAAGAAGTTCTAAACACAGTTGGTAAACACAGAGAAGACTTTACAGAGGAGGAGCTTTCTAAATTTGGTGACTACTGTGTAAACGATGTAGACCTTTCTTTTGATTTATTTAAGAGAATGGGTAAGGGGTTTCCCAAAAAAGAGTTTAAATTAATTGACCTAACTTTACGTATGTTTATAGAACCTACCTTGGACTTGGACGTGATATGGTTGGAGAACCATCTTACAGAAACACGTCAACGCAAAGAAAAGATGTTGGTAGAAGCAGGGTGTAGCAAAGATGATTTGATGAGTAATCCAAAGTTTGCAGAACTTCTAAAAAATCTTGGTGTTGAAGCTCCTACAAAGATAAGCCCTACAACTGGTAATAAAACTCTTGCCCTTGCGAAGTCTGACGAGGGGTTCAAAAAATTAATATATCACCATGATGATAGAGTTAAAAAGTTGGTAAATGCTAGACTTGAACTTAAGAGTACCTTGGAAGAAACAAGAACGGAAAGGTTTATAAACATAGGTAAACGTGGTTTACTGCCTGTTCCAGTAAAATACTACGCAGCGCACACTGGTAGATGGGGTGGTGACGATAAGATAAATTTACAAAACCTACCAAGCAGAGGTGATCATGCTAAGAGGTTGAAGTCTAGTATAGTTCCACCTAGAGGTTGCGTACTGATTGACGCTGACTCTTCACAGATAGAAGCGAGGGTGTTGGCATGGCTTGCACAACAAGACTATCTAACAGAAGCATTTAGAAAAGGCGAAGATGTATACAGAAAAATGGCAGGTGTTATATATGGTGTTGTAGAAGATGCTGTAACTAAAGAACAAAGATTTGTTGGTAAGACTACTATACTTGGCGCAGGGTATGGCATGGGTGCTTTGAAGTTTCAGAACCAACTCCAGACATTTGGGTTTAGTATGCCCATAGATGAAGCAAGGCGCGTCATCAAAGTATACAGAGATACTAATGACAATATAAACAAGTTATGGCGTGATGCTCAACGCTTTCTCCAGGGCTCTGTGAATGGAGAAGATAAACAGTTTGGGTTATATGGTGTATTAAAGATAGAGGAGGGTAAGATAAAATTACCGTCTGGTTTATACATATCATACGATGGATTGAAAGCTACCAAAACAGATATAGGTTTTGAATATAGCTATATGACACGTAATGGTGAAACACGTATCTATGGCGGAAAGGTAATAGAGAATGTATGCCAAGCTATAGCACGTTGCATTATTGGCGAACAAATGATAAGGATAGCTAAAAAATATAAAGTAGTTCTGACTGTTCACGATAGCATCGTTTGTTGTGTAAGAGATAAAGAAGCAGAAGAAGCACAACAATACATAGAAGAATGTATGCGTTGGACACCAGAATGGGCAGGTGGACTTCCAGTTGACTGTGAGTCTGGTATAGGCAAATCGTATGGAGAATGTGAGTGAGTGTAACCCCTTGGTCTTTCAGTAGACTAAAAGCATTTGAGCAGTGTCCTAGACAATTCTTTCATTTAAAGATTGCAAAAGACTACGAAGAAAAAGTTTCAGAAGCAATGATGTATGGAACTAAAGCACACTTGATTGCCGAAGAATATATACGTGATGGCAAACCCATACCCAAACCCTTTGCTTACATGGAGGGCCCGCTACAGGCTCTTAGCAACAAGCGTGGTAACAAGTTTACAGAAATGAGGTTAGGCTTAACAGCAGAGCTAAAACCTTGTAAGTTTAACTCCAAGGATGTTTGGTTTAGAGGCATTGTTGATCTGGTTATCATACGTGATCACAAAGCATGGATAGTAGATTATAAGACTGGTAAAAACCCTCAGAACGCAGACAAAGGACAGTTGGAACTTATGGCTTTAGCCATATTTAAATACTTTCCCTTTGTAGAAGACATCAGTGCAGGTTTATTATTCACAGTTAAAAAAGTATTCATAACATCTAAGTATCATGTAGATGACAGTGAAGCACTTTGGAAGAACTGGAAAGAAAGACATGACAGAATGAAGATGGCTGTAAAATCAAATGTTTGGAATGCACATCCAAGTGGTCTTTGCTATCGTCATTGTCCTGTGGTAGAGTGTGTATATAATGGAGCAAATAGATAATGTTAGTAGAACTAGATGAAAAACAAATACAGTTAATATTACAAGTGTTAAATTTTAAATTAGATAATAAAATGCCAATGCCAGAAGAAGATGTAGCAGAGCTAAATAAAGCTCAAGTAAAGTTATATGAAACAGTACAACGCCATAATAGGAGATACTAATGCCATATACTAAATCGCCAAGACCTTACAAAAAAGAATACAAGAAACAAAAAGAAAGAGGTGAACATCCAGATAGGATGGAACGCCAGAGAGCAAGACGTGCATACGATAAAAAAGGTATAAGCCGTAAGGGTAAAGATGTATCGCACAATAAAATGTTAAGTCGAGGAGGTTCTAACAAGGATGGTACAAAGCTAGAAAGTCCATCAAAGAATAGGAGCAGAAACGGTAAGAAGCCGAAAAAGTAAGGGAGAACACAATGCAGATAATAGACAATGAGAGTGTCTTATTACGTCTACGTGACCGAGAAAGAGTAGTAAAACATTTAGATACCGCCAAGTGCATTGGCTCTCACGAAGTTGCTGTAGATTGGAATTTGAGAGAAACAACAATACTAAATGCACTGCGTATAAACGTGCCTTCACCTATATGTGGACAGTATGACTGGCCTGGGAAGTCTCCATTTGAACACCAAAAGAAAACGGCATCCTTTCTTACATTACATAGAAAAGCATTTTGTTTTAACGAACAAGGTACAGGGAAAACAGCGAGTGCTATATGGGCATCAGACTATCTGTTAAACTTAGGAATGGTAAGGCGTGTATTGGTTATATGCCCGCTCTCGATAATGGATAGCGCATGGCGTACTGACTTGTTTACATTTGCACCTCATAGGAAAGTGGCCGTGGCCCACGGTTCAGCAAACAAAAGAAAAGAAATTATAAAGTCGGATGCAGAGTTTGTTATCATAAACTATGATGGGGTATCCATTGTAGTAGATGAAATAGCCAAAGATGACTTTGATTTGATTATTGTGGATGAAGCTACACATTATAAGAATGCTCAGACTACAAGATGGAAGAAGCTAAGAAAGATAATGAAAGATGATACATGGCTGTGGATGATGACAGGAACACCTGCTTCTCAAAGTCCAGTGGATGCATTTGGTCTAGCTAAATTAGTAAATCCTTCTGGTGTACCTATGTTTTTCAGTACGTTCAAAGATAAGGTTATGTATAGAGTTTCACAGTTCACATGGAAGCCAAGAGATAACGCAATAGATACCGTGTACAAAGCGTTACAACCTGCGATACGATATAGAAAAGAACAGTGCCTAGATTTACCAGACATGGTGTATACAAAAAGACAAGTGGAACTAACACCACAACAAAATAAATACTATAAAAAACTAAAAGACGAAATGATTATGGAGGTTGTAGGAGAGGAGATTAGTGCGGTAAATGCGGCTGTACACCTAAACAAGTTATTACAAATATCAGCAGGTGCTGTGTACACTGATAGTGGTCAAGCACTTGAGTTCGATATAAAGAACAGATACAAAGTTCTCAAAGAGGTAATAGACGAGTCAAGCCAAAAAGTTTTAGTGTTTGTACCTTTTAAACATTCCATCCGAGTGCTTGCCGATACTTTGAGTAAAGACAATATATCTACAGAAATAATAGATGGCTCTGTATCTGCACACAAAAGGACTGACGTATTTAATAAGTTTCAGACCAATGCTAACCCACAAGTCCTGATTATTCAACCTCAAGCAGCCGCACACGGTGTCACGTTAACACGTGCTAACACAATAGTCTGGTGGGCCCCAGTCAGTAGCTTAGAAACATACGCCCAAGCCAATGCACGTATACATAGAAGTGGTCAAACACATAAATGCACAGTGGTGCAACTACAAGGCTCTGATGCTGAGAAACACGTTTACAGACTTCTTGACAATAGAATACACATTCACACAAAAATTATAGATTTATATAAAGAAATACTTGACTAACATATTTTATGATACTATATGTTAAGTATAGAGAGCGAGGAATCTATAAATGGATATAAGTAAATTAATAAAAACCTACATTAGAATACGTGATGAGCGTTCTGCTTTGAAAGCAGACTATTCTGAAAAGGACTCCACTTTACTCAAGCAACAAGACACTATCAAAGAAGCGATCAATGAATACGCTGACATGAATAAGGTCGATAGAGCAGGAACAAGTGAGGGTATGTTTTATAGGACTACAAAAACCAAATACTGGACTAGTGATTGGGAGTCTATGTATAAGTTTGTTGTAGAAAATAAAGTACCAGAGTTCTTTGATAAGCGTCTAAACCAAAAAAACGTTAGAGAATATTTAGACGAGAACCCAGACAAACTTCCAGAAGGTCTGAATGTAGACACGGAGTATGTCATATCTGTTAGGAAAAATAAAAATGATAAATGAAGAACCGTTTGTTACAATAGATAGTGTTGCAAAACACTTTTCTGTTTCAAAGTCTACGGTGCGTGGTTGGGTAAGAGAAAACCGCATACCAAAAGATACCTATATACGTATAGGTAATACACTACGTTTTAGAATTAGTGGTGTAAGTGAAGCCCTACTTCAAAATTCACGAGAGATAGAATCAGCAAAAGAAGTTGAAATATTTCAAGAGGAAGATGAATTAGAACTACTTGATGAAGATAATTAATAATTGGAGAACGACATGAGCGAGAGCTATAAAATAGAGAATGTTGAAGCCTTATGGCCTAAAATAAATACTACGTATAGATTTGATAGTACAGAAAATAGGTCTGTGCCTTGTAGTGCATTAGATGATAATTCTGAATACAGCTTACAATTTAAAATGGATGAAGCAACTGCACAGTCACTATACAAAAAAATGAACACAGCTTACAAAGCTAAGAAACAAAAAGGTTGGGAAGATAAATTACCACTGCCTTTTGAAAAAGATGAAGAGGGTATATTCATAGGAAAGGCAAGATTAAAAGGTTCTTATGGTGCAGACCCTACCAAAAAACCATCTCAATATGATGCAAAAGGTAACAAACTTGATTCTGATTTTAAACTCACCACAGGCAGTAAGATAAATGTGCTTGTAGGTTTCTATCCTTGGCATATGGGTGGTAGGTCTGGTGTATCTCTCAGACTAAAAGCAGTACAAGTTGTAAAATATATACCTATGGAAGAGCCATCGCCTTTCGATGAGGTAGAGGGTTTCGACTCTTCTTCTGATATAGATGAAGTATTCTCCGATACTACAAAAGAAGAAGTGATCGAAGAACCGAAGAAACTCACTCCAAAGCCAGAAAAAAAAGAAGTGAAAACCACCCAACAGGCTGACAGTGAGGTAAGCGATATTATTGATAACTGGGATGACTAGTAGTCAATGATATGCTTCACTGTGGCTAGAGATCCTATACAATAACTTGTTCTGCTGGGCCTGTTTGCAGAACCGATCTCGAAAAGGTATGGCGATACCCTGCCACAGTGTCTTCATTAGGGGTGGAAAATGGACACAAAAATATTTTTACAAAGCGTACTAGGTTCAGAAGGATTCTACTGCGTATGGGGTTTTAAGGGTGACCGACTTGTAACCAAGTTTTACGATTCCATTGATAAGGTCATAGATACAGCTACAAAACTAGATAACAATGGTTACAATGCTTTCTTTGCATTGGCAACATTTAAGAAGTCTGGTTCTAGAAAAGTAGAAAATGCCAAGCAATATAAATCTTTCTTCTTTGATTTAGATTGTGGAGATAAGAAAGATTACCCAAGTCAAGGTGATGCTCTAACGGCTCTAAGGTCCTTTTGTAAGAAGAACAACTTACCTAAACCTGTTATAGTGAGTTCTGGTAACGGAGTGCACTGTTACTGGCCTTTAGAATATCCTATTACATATGATGATTGGTTTCCTGTAGCAGAAAAACTAAAATCACTGTGTGCAGAACATAACCTGCTTGCAGACCCTGCCGTTACATCAGACGGTGCTAGAGTGTTAAGAGTACCAGAAACACACAATCATAAAGGCACTACGCCTATGAAAGTTAGTGTTATGAGTAGTGCTATAAAACCCATTGCCTTTCATGAGTTTTCAGACTTAGTTGGTGAGGTAATTGCTGTTCCAAAATCCTTACCTATGAATGAGGTTATTAGTAAAGTCGCTAATACTACAGAGGCCATGTTCATAGATATACTTAGAAAAACAAAAGAGGGTAGGGGTTGTGAACAGATAAAGAATATACTTATAAATCAAGAGGATATAAGCGAACCTTTATGGAGAGGTGGGTTATCTATAACAAAGTTTTGTGTTGATTCTGAAAAAGCATCTAAAATCATATCTAAAAAACACCCAGGATATTCAGAAGAAGAAACATTAGATAAGATGGATCGTATAATAGCTCCATATTGGTGTACTACGTTTGATGAACACAATCCAGATGTATGTCCTAAGTGTCCTCACTGGAAAAAAATAAAAAGTCCTATTGTTTTAGGTAATAGAATTACCGAATCAGAAGAGGATATAAGAGAAGCATTAGCTATGGATATGCCAGACGATGAAGAGATGGATTATAAAATACCGTCAAAATATCCTTCACCTTATTTCAGAGGGTCTAATGGTGGTGTATATATGAGATATAAAAACGCTGATGGTGATCCAGAAGATAAGTTAATATACCATAACGATCTCTATGTTGTTAATCGTGTTTCTGATGCAGAAACTGGAGAAGGTGTCGTAATGCGCCTACACTTACCAAAAGATGGTATAAGAGAGTTTACAGTTCCACTTACTTCTGTAACATCAAAAGAAGATTTTAGAAAACAACTGTCTATGCAAGGCGTAGCAGTTCCAAGGATGGATGACATAATGAAGTATACTACAACATGGGTAAACGAGTTACAGGTTAGAGAAATGGCAGACATAGCACACAAACAGTTTGGCTGGACTAATGACGAGTGTAAAAGCTTTATATTGGGTAACAGAGAGATATCAGCGAATGGCTCTAAGTTTAACGCACCGTCTGTACAGACTGCTAGTTTTTTTCCTTATTTTGAACCAAAAGGTGAGCTTGATAAGTGGAAAGAAATGATAAATTTCTACAATAGAGATAACTTTGAACTACATCAGTTTATTGTTGCTACTTCTTTTGGCTCTCCTTTGATGCAATTTTTGCCGATACACTGTGCTACTTTACATTTACATGGGGATACAGGCATAGGTAAAACCTCCGCTCAGATGGCGGCTGTGTCAGTCTGGGGTAGTCCTTCCCAACTTATATGTTCAGAAGCAGATACACCTAACTCAAAGATGAATAGAGGTGAGGTGTACCGTAACCTACCATTATATATTGACGAGTTAACAAACGAGAAACCTAAAGATTTAAGTGATCTAGCTTATAGGCTCACTGGTGGAAGACAAAGAAATAGAATGTCTGCTGGGTCTAACGTGGAGAGATACCGTGGCGAACCTTGGAAATTATTAGCGGTGACCAGTGCCAATCTAAGTATCGTAGAAATGATAAGTATGATAAAAATAATGCCGAGAGCAGAAGCACAAAGAATCTTAGAATGTAAAACAAAGGAAATGAGATTTGATACAAAAGAAGAAACGGATGCATTTAGTTTATTATTATCTCACAATTATGGCCATGCAGGTAAAATATATCTTAAATCTATATTAAATGATATAGAGGGTGTCAAAAAATTATTAAAAGAAGTACAAATCAAGATAGATACAACGGCAGG